ACATTGATACGTATATTTGCGAAAGATCAAAAAGTAATATACAAATTTAGTGATAATGGAGGTACAGTAATAGAGGCAGAATTTGATTCTGTAAAACAGGCCGAAAATTTTATATCTGAGGCTAGAGGAGAAGAGATACCGGACTACTCTTTAAACCATATAAACAAAACAGATTAGGTATCATCGTCATATCCACCGTATATGTCGTCGTAATCACCATATACGCTGTAATCAAAAATATTTCTACTCGATCGATCAACGTCATTAAAGTTGTAACCATCGTCCTCATCGAGCTGTGTGTCATCCGTAGCACTCAAGCCTCCATGGTAGGTGTCGTCAGTAGGTTGAATTAGTTCAGGCTCACGAGTTATACCTTGCTCGTAGCTGTAATCGAAGCGTTTCGCTTTAATCAACCAAACGTAGTGCCCTAATAGAGGGTTGATCTGATCAACATCTTGATCCAATCTTTCTGTTATTTCAAACTTTTTAGCTCCTCTACCACCAGGTCTAGTATTTCCATACTCTGTCAATTCAATGACATCTCCTGCTTTTGGTTCCGGGTGCGGATTGTCTTCACCGCCCATAGCTTTTGTGTAACTCTCTATCGGTATAAATCCTGTTAATTCATCATCAGAAACAAGCCCGAATTTTTGTAAAACCACAGCATTTTCATTCAACGTTATTGCGAAGATTAGTTTTTGTGGATCCTTAAATACCTGTGACGGTTCTTCACCATACAAGGGATCCATTGTATCGACGGTTGTGCTGTTAGAATAATAATCTATGATCGTACCATATTGGTATAGTTGCTCTAACCACCAGCCTTTATAATTGTTACGCTCGTTATCACTAATTGTTTTATCTAGAAACCTGAGTCCATTGTTGGACTTGAATATATCGTCTATCTCACCCATTAGCTTTTATGACATACGTGTCTTTCATATGGTCCCAATACACGACAACACCCGGAAATATTTGTTTGGGCTTGTCTTTCGGGACATCATTGGTTGAGTAGTTATCATATATGTATTTCATATCAATATCTGAGAGTACATGAAATTTTGCCTGTCCGTTGCGAATAGACTCGATTTTTTGATTGAGTTCAGCACTATATTGTTTCTTACCTCCACCTGTATGCCGGAATTTGTATCTATCAGCCTCCATGTTTTGGTTTTTCGCGTCCCCACCTCTTGATATTTTACGATGCCACGGACTCTGCGGTGCTGCGTTTTTTTGCTGCTGCAAATCTTGTCGCTCTGACAGCAGACGCTTGAATGCATTATAAAATAATCTCATCAATAGTATTTATACAAAAAAAGACCGATTATCGCTAATCGGCCTTAGGTGGGGGAAATTTATGAGTGAATTAGTCTCCTAGAGCCTTAGATTTAGGGTTGTTGACCTTGTTACTACCTGAACCGACCTTGCCGGCATCAGGATGTTCACGGTCACCGTGTCCGCCTAGTTCTTTTGGTGTTGGATCTTCTTTAATGTTTCCACCTTCAGCAGATCCAGTATCGTTTGAATAACCAGCTCCACCAGTTTTGTTGCTTTTACTTGTCAATCCGGGAACACCGTCAGCAGCAGGTGAAGGGTCTGGCTGTGAAACAACAGCGTCACCTAACATTTCATCGTCTAGTCCACCTTCATCACCAAGATCACCGTCCATGTCTTCAAGCTCTTCGCCTTCGCCATCGCCGAGTGATGCTTTTAGTGCATCGCAAAATTGTTGTGCCAGATCACGAGGTAGAGAAATAGAAATTTCATCTCCTCCTAGGTCGATGTCATCACCGCCCATGGCTTCGTCTTCTCCGCCGAGCTCACCGCCCATGCTATCAAGATCGTCGAAAGGATTGTCACCTTCCATAATAGTTGAATAAAGTTTGTCAAATATGTTTGTAGGATTGTCTTCGCTCATTGTTTCAAAATTATTTATCTCATTTTCGCCGCTTTTCTCGGTTTTTTCGGTACTTTCTTTCAGCCTTTCGGAAATTTTATTGAGATAGTATTCATTATCACCTTCCGGTGTAAGTGGTTTTCCACCCGTCACACACTCTGCATCATCAGTAGAGCAATTATTATCAGGCTTGAGATCTTTCGCCATGGGCGAGTCTCCAAGTGCCTCCGGCGTTTTGTTATCAGTACCTTCTAAAATAGCTTGATACTGTTGTTCTAAATCTTTTGTATCTTTCTTTGCGGCGTTCACCTAAGTATTTAGTATATTATGGGAGAAGATCATCAACCTCACGCAAATTTTCACGGAGACAAAAGCAAACACTTGTATCTTGGCAATAGAAATCTGCCGACAGCAAATGCAGAGTTCGAGTGGACCGAACAGATGGTCAAGGACATGAAGAAATGCAAGACCAACTTGTTATATTTCGCTGAAAACTTTTTTACTATCGTGAATCTTGATCGTGGTCGTGAAAAGATTAGATTATTTAAGTGTCAAAAAAAGGTACTGAGAAGCCTTCGCGACAATCGCTTTAATATAGTGTTAGCATCACGACAGGTAGGTAAAACGACTATGATGACAATATATGCGCTGTGGGTGGCTTGTTTTTTAGAAGATCAACGCATTCTTGTGGTAGCCAATAAGGAACAAACAGCAATAAACATCTTTAAACGTATTAGATTGGCGTATGAGCAGTTACCGAACTGGTTGAAACCTGGAGTCGTTGAATATGGAAAAACTTCTATGACATTGAGCAATGGAAGTAGTATTGGCATCTCAACCACGAGCAGTGACGCTGGTCGTGGTGATAGTTGTAACTGCTTGATACTGGATGAGCTAGCGTTTATTGATAATCACTTGGTAGAGAGCTTTTGGAAGTCTGTTTATCCAATCATTTCATCTAGTAAGAAAAGTAAGATTTTCATCGCCAGTACCCCGAACGGAACTGGTAACTTGTTTCATGATTTGTACAGCAACGCCGTCAAAGGCAAAAACAACTGGAGCTCTTGTCGAATAGACTGGTGGGAAATCCCCGGCAGAGACGAAAAATGGAAACAGGACACGATAAGATCGTTAGGTAGTACGGATATATTCGATCAAGAGTTTGGTAACCAGTTTATCGAAACCGGTGAGAGTGTGTTGGATGAGGAGCTTGTACGTAAAGCGTCCCTCACGATAACAGAACCAGAGCATCTATTCGATGATGGTGTGTATAAAGTGTGGGATCTTCCAAACCCAAACCGCACGTATGTTGCTGGTGTTGATATTTCAGAGGGTGTTGGTGACGCAGCCAGTGTCATACAGATACTAGACATAACCGATTTGACCGAGATTAAACAAGTGGCTGTATATTGTAACAACTCGATCAGTCCATATAATTTTACAACCAAGCTACATGAGATACTATACCAGTGGGGAGCACCACCAGCACTTATCGAGAGAAACAATTGTGGTGCACAGGTCGTTGACACGCTAGCAAATGTGCATGGTTACGAAAATATCGTCAACTACACTCCCAACAGATCACAAAGTATCGAGCGCCCTGGTGTGATTGCACACACCAACACAAAATACAAAGGAGTTATGAACATGAAATACTGGCTCACGGAGAATTATTCTGTTGTGTTGAGAGATAACCAAACATTAGAGGAATTGAAAACGTTTGTTCGTTACCCCAACGGTACCTGGAAGGCGATACAGGGTATAAACATACATGATGATCGTGTGATGTCATTGATATGGGCATTGATGATTCTGGAATCCACAATCACCGAACAGTTCTTTGAAATTGTGGAGTATGATAAGAATAATAAACCGTTAATGATACAATCTCTGGATTATGGTACTCGCCAGTTCAGCGACACTATCGGAACATACGCTAATGAAAACGCCAACTACAGCACATTGCCCGTATATATAGATAGTGACACGTTTTTGAATGATGGGCCATCACAGCAGCAGAGAGACATGGCCGACATGGAAGAACAAGGATGGACAATTTTATGAGCAAGTATATACAGCAATCAGTACTAAACAAAAGCAGAAAAGATAAGTTTGTTTTTGTGTTGACATTACCAGAAGCGATGAAGGACATGACATACACCATGCCCGAAAACCGCCAGGACGATAGAATAATACCAAACACATTGCAATTCAGTGTGTATGGGGCCATATTACCGCAGGTGAAGGTAGACGCCGGACATATTAGGTACTCAGGACAGGCAGTACAATTCAGCTCACATAGTCGCCCACAGTATAGCAACGTGACGGTAAACTTCACCGTGGATAATGAGTTTAACAATTATTGGGTAATATGGAAGTGGCTGGACATACTGAATGACGACCGAGACGCGATCTTTCATCAATCGAAACGTATCGATACCGATCAATCCATGTTCAAAGAGTATCAAGGTACTGCCACAATGTATGCCCTAGACGAATACAATAATAGAAAAGTAAAATTCGATTACCAGGGACTGGTGCCCGTGTCTCTGGGACAAATAGATTACAATTATCGCACCCCAGATGAAATAGAAACAACATTTGAATTTTCGTTTTCCAAGCTTACACCAATTTTATTATGAGTTTTCCAAGAAACCATGGCGCGATATAATAAATAATTTCAAAGGCAAATAATTATGGCAAGAACAATACAATCTCCTGGAGTAGAAATAAAAGAAGTCGATCTTTCTTTAAGACCTAACTTACCTGTTGGCACAACAGTATTCATACCTGGTTTCTCAAACCAAGGTCCAACTGACGAGCTACTAACAGTCTCGAGTCTGAGCGAATTCGAACAAATTTATGGGTTACCACAAAACGCTGCTGAGCGGTACATGTACCATTCAGTTAAAGCTGTGTTTCAGAGCCCAGCGAACGTTCTAGTGAGCCGCTTGCCATACGGCCTAGGAGCCGGCTCAACTGTGGCTGATAAATACAGCGTTCAGGTTTATCCGGTGATACCTCGCCCGATCATGGTCGACGGTGCAGACGCTGGCATGAACACGGTTGATAAAGACTCACGACTGATAGCCTGGTACCCAGCAAATGACGAAGAAGTTGACGCAGGAGGAGACTTTGTACTCGCTCAAGCCGCTAGCGCCACTAGAGGTACACTTGACGTAGTAACGAATGAGAAAAG